GCTCCATTAATAGTTGTAGGGTACACCTCTATAATATTACCTCTCTGAACATATACCGGAAAAGCAGTAGTGGGAGCTAATAGGTTTGTTGCTATTAAGCTTCTTATCTTATTCTCTTCTACCTTCTCTATCTCTACGCCTGGTTGTCCCACTCCGACTGTGTTGTACTGAACAACATTTAAAAGATAGTAGTCTGAAGGTAAAGTGTATTTGCTTGTATTAGGGGTGGCTTGAGCTAAGGTTGCTGTCTTAGAAAAAGTAGAGATAACCTCTTCATATCCTTTGCTTATGTCAGGAAGTCCCGTGCCCGATTGACGAGCGTTTTCTTTTACCACCTGATAGTTTAGATTATAAAAATAATCCTCAAAAAGATCCAACTGCGCTTGCTTAGCAAACAAGTTAAAATCTGAGGGGGATATATATCCGTAGTTATTTTTATTTAATACCGATAGTACAGTATTCCTTACTGAGTTTATCATTTTTAAAAGGTTTTAACAAAGATAGACAAAAAAAAGAGGCCTCTTTTGAGGCCTCTAATTCGTAATAATGAGTGCAATAGATTAAGAGAATGCAGTCATTGTAATTGAAGTCACAGTCTGACCACTAGGTAGAGCTACTGGTGATACAACATTTGTCCAGCTAGTCTCTGCAGCAACGACTAAAGCGTCATTGATTGCGTCAACCAAAGCTTGTGTTGAACCAACTGTTACACATACTAGATGATGAGAAACAGACCCTGCTAGGTAAATGTCTAGGCGTGTTGCGCTAGCTCGTTCTACATAAATGCCCTCTCCACAAGGAACCAACTCAGTTCCTGCTCCTGTTACTAAAGAAATATATTTTGCCATCAGTTAAAAATGTTAGATGTTAATAAAGTACAAAGATACTCAAAAAAAAAGACCCCATCTCTGAGGTCTTTCCTTGTGTTTAGGTATTTTATTTCTGCTTTTCTAAAAGCTTAAGTGTTTCAACACCCTCGTCACTCTGCAAATATGAAGCCACAATATAAGTGGCAGACTCCCCAAAAGGAACCGTTAACATTTTTGTTTTGTTATTGGGTAAGTTAAAGTATACGTCTTTGTTTTTATTACGCATCCCTAGCAGTCCATCTTCAAAGAACTTAGCAACCTTACTCTCTAGCTCAAGCATAGGGTCGTTAAGTAAATCTAAAAACTCAAAAGGGTTCTGCTTGGCAAAGACCAACACATCTCTTTTTAACTCTGCGGTAGTCATCTTGTCAACCGAAGAGCCTAAGAGAACACGAGATATATTCTCAAGCATGTCTAGTGTTAAGCTACGAGCTGCAATCAAAGCATCTACCTCCGCGTCAAGGCTCTGAACCTCTTCTTTAGCCTCAGCCTCTTTGTTAACCTCTACAAATATATCACCAAACCCAGGGTGGTAAGATAAAAACTCTTGAAGAACAGGGTTGTCTTTAGGAACATGCAAAAAGCCATCATCAAAGATTATAGGCTCAACAATAGCAGTTCCATCTTGCTCGTCTTCAAAAGGTGATTTTTGGTTTCTAGCATATCGAAGAGGTCGATTGCTAGTCCCATCAAAATACAATAGAGGCTTACGACGAGTGTGTCGTGATGCTAGCATAAATGATAATGGTGGGGTTTTTCTTTTTAGGACATAGTTCATGTCCACGGAATTCTTATTTTTTTTCATTAGATATAATTTAATATGATTTAAAAAAAGGGGGAGAGACTAGCCCTCCCCCGTTGAGTTTATTTATCCTTCAAACAAGAAGAAGTTGTTAGCACCTAAAGTACAAACAGCACGCTCAGAAAGGTAGTTAACCTCCATTGCGTCAAGGCTACTTGTAGCAGCGCCTCCTGCAGAACCTGTGATCCAAGTCTTATATCGACGATCTTCAGTTTCTGAAGCACGATATCTAACGTGAAGGAAAGGACGCTTAGCGTTCTTACCAAGGATTTGGTCATAAACAGTAGTAGATCCAGCAGGAACTAAAAGCCCTGAAATCTTACCAGCATTTAAACCACCACGCATAGTTGGGTCGTTCAAGTATTTCCAGTCAGTCTTATAGAAGTCATAACCACGAGAAAATCCTTTGAAACCTAAGTTTAAAGCCATCTCTTCGTCATTATCAAACAATCCGTAAGAAGTACCACCTGCTCCATAAGCGTTTTGTGCAGCCAACATATCGTCAACGTCAAAACCGAACTGACGGTTTAAGAAAATAACATTCTCTTGGATAGCTCCTTGCTTGTCTAATCTTTCGATCATAGCATCAAAGTCAGCCAATGTAGTTGGATTTCCTCCAGACCAAACATTACCTCTAGCTCCCACAACGTGGAAGATACCTTCAGATCCTTTGTTTCCAACATCACCTCCAGCATCGATTGCTCCTGATCCAGCAACAGCAGGAACAGCCTCAACCATAGCAGTCTCTAGGTAATCCTCAAAACGTAGACGAGTCTCGTGCTCTGATTTCATGTACCATAGGTATCCAGAAGCACCATTCTCAGTAGTTACCTCTACCCATCCAATCTGAGCCATGTCAGAACCAGAAACAGCATACTTGTCTTTGATAATGATAGGAGAGTTCTCAAAAATTGAATCGTCAGCCTCTAAAGACTCAGTCATTCCATTTGTTCCTTTCTTAAATTCAGAACCATAGATAAAGATAGTGAACTTATCATTTGTAGTTGCAGTCATACCGTTTGCTTCATAGAAAGCAACAGTGAATTCCTTAGCAGCATAGTCTACTGCGGTTACAATAGCCTTATTAGTTGTTGAAAGAGAATTAGCGGAAAACATAATAGTCTGCCCAACTCTGATAGCGATACCTCCAGTGTTTGGATTAAGCGTATCGTTAACATCAAATGTTGCAGTGTCTGCATTAGTTAAGCCCGATTTTGGCGTAACATCAACATACTTAGTGTGAAGTCTTCCTTGCTCAGCCCATTTGATAAGGTCAGAGTTAGAAGGCATTTCAGCGCCAACCATTCTCAAGAAAGAAGCTACGGTACGGTTACCGTATCTCTCAAATTCCTTTTCATAAGTATCAGGAAGATACTGATTCAAGAAATTGAAGTTAGTAATATAATTTGTGGCAAGCGCTACGCGCTCGGCACTGGGTTGTAAGTCAAACCCGGGAACTGCATCTACAGCCATAATAATTTATTTTTAATCATTTATTTTTATTTGAACGGATCCTCAAGCCACGACCGGAGTCATTGCTTACGGACTTCACGTTGAACCCGCCTTTACTAAGAGTCTGTGGCGACTGTCTAATGTCCATGTTAATGTTCTTAGACTTTCTAGCTACATTGTCTACAGCGTCCGCCATGCCTTGTTCATAAAAGAACTTAGCTGCGCGTTCTGGGTTCATCGCCATCGCTAGGGCTTTATGGTATCCTTTGGCGTCATCAATAACACCATCTTTATTAACGTACTTTGAAATAAAGTTGTTAAGATCAGATTGAGTCTTTTTGATTTCCGCAGCTTCAGCCGGAGAGTAGACTATATCCCTATCATTAACCTTGAATTCAAAACCTTTAAATTCGTTATTGAAGTATTCGTCAGTCTTCTTTTGAAACCATTCGTACTTTTTAAGTTCATCCTCTTGGGCACTTAAAACCTTCGCTTGATATTCCTTGTAAGCATTGATTTCTTCTTGGTCTTTTGTAGAAGCTGCACCCGGGCTTGACTCAAGAGGGGCTTTATACTTCTCTTTTTGATCCTCAAAAAAGTTCTTTGCTTTAGCAAGTTCTTTTTTCTTAGCTACCTTCTTACGCCTAATGTCTGACTCTTCATCAATCTCTTTATCATAACCGAACTCTTCTTCAATCATAAAAGAGATGTCATCACTGTCAAGTCCATCTTCTTTGTTGGCATAATATCTCGCTAAGAGAGTATTGTCGTCTAGGTCATCAAAGTCTTCATTTAGTTTCATGAAGTCATTAATGCCTCGACCTGTTTCTTTTTTATACTTTAAATAAGCCGACACATCTTCTGGTAAATCTTCAGCTTGCTCTCTTTCAGAAAACAATTGATCTACAGAGTCAATCTGCTTATCATAGCGGTTTTTAATATATGAAAGAACGTCTTCCTCTTTAAGTGAGGAACTCTCTTTTTCAGCTTCTACAACCGGAGCCTCCTTTGGTGTTTCCTCTGGACCTTCCTTTATGGTTGCTTCTTCTGTATTCTTTTCTGAGGTCGTTTCTCCTTGAGAAATTTCCTCTTCGTGTTTGGCTAACAATTCCTCTTCGTGTTTGGCTAACAATTCGTTTTCAACTTCTTGAACAGACTTTGTTTGAGCCTCACCGACTTCTCTTACTTTTATTTCCATGGATTTAATTTAATTGATACAAAGTTATGATAAAAAAAATATTGTTTATCTAGGGTTAAACTCCGCTAGATCAAAGCCATCTAAAGAGTCTTCATTAGACTCAAAACTCACTGGAGGTAAATTGTTTTTTCTTTGCTCAATAAGTTTAGATTGTTCTGTGTTGGCTTGAGATATTCTTTTAGCTTTAGCTTCTTCTCTATTTTTTTCCCTACCATCAATTGCCGCCTCTTGAACTCCTTTAATTTGCATTTGATACTCAAACTCACTAGCCATAAGCTCTCGCTTTAATAA